ACTATATCTTCCATGTACACCTCCTCCAGCGGAGGCAGTTCATCATAAATTTCTACATTAGAATCATTCCAATCTAGCTCTTCAATAGCGACAACATCCATTGGAATGTATTCTTCCACGATAACGTCTTGGTAATAGTCATCTTCAAAAAAAAATTCATCCATCGCAATTATGTTAAACTCTTCTACAATCTCTATCTCTTCTTCAAACACAGGATTGAATGAGTATTCAATTTCAGGCGGTGGTTCCATAAATATATCTTCTGGTATTGTAAACTCTATCATTTCAAATTGTTCTAATTGTTCTTGCACATCTTCTATCTCATCTTGACCAGGACAAGTTGGTGGATTCTTTTGCCAACAATATTCTACTGTAGTAATTGTAGTAGAACTAAGTGCCGTATAATCTATGATTGCCGTAGGGTCTCGCACGTCGACACCAGCATGGCCTCCGTTATAATTTTTATTACCCTGTATATTAAAATCAAATCTATATGTTGCAGTGCCGTGCGTCATGTCAGGGTCAGGACTCATTATTAAAACATTACCGTACGGATTAACTTGATAACTAGAATTAGTTGTATCTTCAAACGTTGTGCTCTGTGTTGTGGTGTCAATACCATTACTAATAGATTGAGTCATAGTTACAGTAGACTCAACATTATTCCACCATCTTATCTGTGCACCAAAAGTAGAAGTGAACCCTTGTTGTAATTCTTCTAGTGTAACATAGTCCTCAGAGTTTAGTGTAGTCTCTGCGTACTTACCATCTTTACCAGTGAGCCAAGTATTTTCATTTATGTCAGATGAGTCTGGAAACATATCACCTACCCAGCTGCCATCAACCCAATCTTGAGATATTAAATTGTTAGTTGTTACAGGATTGCCTGTGGTTACAGTTGTAATAGTTGTAGTGTCTCCTACGTTGGGTGTGTCTTGAATAATTACTTCTGTGCTATTCGCTACCGAGCTTGACAGGATTGCCGCTGCCGTCAGTAATATAAGCTTCCTTCTCATCTAGTCCCTCCAGGATTTTGTTGTCAACCTTTTCCATATAACGCAGAGCTTTTGTATACTCCTCATAGTCTGGTCTTTGTTGATCATATTTATTCCATTCGTCTAATGCTTCATCACCTATCTTGCCATTGAATGGACATGGTGTACCAGCATGGGCCATAGCTGAGAATACTCTGTTGTCTTGACAGAGTATGGAGACAGCTGCAACTTTCATGTTAAAGTCAAATAATAGTTTAGATAGTTTCATTCTTTCACAATTCATATCACGCTTTGTAATACCTATGCTGCCACCTATCAATGGCTTTTGTATTCCTAAACCAACGCCAACAGTACACAGATCTTGAGACATAGCAGAGATACCAGGAGCAGATGCTGAAGGCACAGTCCTAGTGTCTCCTGTATAGGAGTTGTTATTGTTGGTTGTTGAGTTTGTCGTGGTTGTACTGCTAGAAGATCCTGATTGATAATTCGTCGTTGACTCACTGTGATATCCTCCTGTTATGGCGGTATTGGTCGCTGATGTTCCGGTTGTTGTTTGTGTGTTGGTTGTTGCTCCTGCACCAGTTACGTCTGCTAGTGCAAAATTTATAGCAAATGCTCCTAAAAACATTGATATTGCTAAAGCTAAAATGATATTACGCATATCTCCCCCGAGTTATGTGTTAGTTATACACCATCTTTAGATTTGTTCATATTATTTTTTATAAAATCTAACAACCAAGGATTGTCTATAAATATACCTATTTCATAATTAGATAAATTATTTACTACTATTTCTTCTGCATCATCTTCTTTAAGAGGACCATTAGCCTGATTAAGTCCAGACACATACACAGCCGCATGTTTTATTTCATGCCACAAAGCATTTGCCATTTCTTGTCCACATAAATTATGTTGTAAAAGTATGGTGCCTTCACGTGCACGATACTCTCCATAGCTTTCTGTCATATCGTCTGTTTTAAAATCAGGGCTAACATATTTTATTTCTATGTCTCTATAACCAATTTTAACGCTAGTAGGTAAATCTTTATTAACGTTCTTAATTTCTGTTGGTTTGCTTTTTTTAACTGATTTTTTAGGCATGTTTGATTAATGCGTATATTATTTTTTAAGTCAATATATAGTAGGGAAATGACCCCCTCTTTCTTTTTTTAAAAAAATGCTTTTTGCGTGCGCGCCAAGTGTGCAAAAACTGGGAAAAATTAAATATATTACCGGTGAATACCGTAAAATACCGGGGGGTCGGTAACGATATTGTTTAATAAAATCATATATTTAAGCACCAAAATACCGAAATACCATAGTTTTTTGTAGAAAAGTTTTTTAAAAAGTGTGTAAGGGTCATTTCTCCACTATACGTGGACTGGTGTTGCATAAATATCACACTTCTGGCAATCTTCTGCTTTCACAATAAAAAGCCCATGTTTTAAGGTCATTGCCTTCTTCATCTGTAACGTGAATATCATACAGCTGTTCAACCAACTCTGCTTTGTGCCAAAAGACATGGTCCAAGCACGCTCCACGGCCCGCAAATGATGCCAAGTTGTACTCGCTATACCTAGGCTCATCTATCCCCTCGAACCACAGCATCGCTGTTATTATCCAAATTGTAGAATTCATTTAGTCTCCCCAAAAATTTATGCTTTGCGTCTCTGAACTCCTTACCTTCTATCACAAACTGTTGGTAAAAGCCATCTTTACTACACATCATAATGACACCTTGCTCGATACTGGTACCATATACCGCATCATGCGCCATGCCATACGCTGCCATTTGTAAAAAATAATCCCCGATCCACTCTCTCTGTTTCGGTTTGTTAGTTTGTTTAAAGTCAATAATACTGACCTTATCTTTATACTTTGCAATCAAATCTACACTACCGGCATACAAACCAGGGTAATATAGGGTAGCCTCTATGCCATAAATTTCTGAACAGTCATTCAATCCCCGGTCCACGATTATTTCTGCCATCTTCGTAGCTTCGACACCTAACGGTGTAAGGTCAAGGGATCGGTCACCGCGGATTAGATCTTCCAGGTATTTATGCATCGCTGTCCCTCTTATGGCAGCGTCTCGCGTAATTTTTTGAGCTTCTCGAAGTCCAACACGTTGTCGCCATCGGTCGAGTGACTCTTGTTTTTCTTTGGGTTGAGTGTTTCCGAGGACAGTAGTAACGGACGGGAGTTTTTCTTCCGTCCCGTCGAGCGTGTAATGCCTAAGCCCTGCAATAGAAGCTCGTGAACTTTTTGGGTATACGTACTTATCGACAATTTTCATACCATATGGGCGTTCTTAAAAAAGATTACCCCGTTTTCGTAGTCAAATACATGCGGATTACCTAACAAATCTTCAGGTGACAGCTGTCCCATCCTGGCCCAGTTGGTGTGTCCAAATTTAGACTTACACATTTTATCTATTGTGTGTGCTGGTATGTCGGGCAGTATATCAGCGGCCTCGTACGGCGCGCCGGTATCCTCTGGTATCCAGTCTATTTCAAATTCGTCCATCTTTACTCCTTCATTGCGTACGGGTCTGTTGACAGTTCCCGTTGTTTCTTCTCCGGTTGTTTACCCATGATAATATCTTCCATGTTCTTGTGTAGGTAATTTGCCATCTGACCGATAACATTATCTTGAGACAATGTATCTACTAATTCTTTTAAACTTTCACCGTGTTGTAAACACCTAGATATAAGTTTGCCGCTTGCGCGCAACTCTCTATCTAAGTACGAGTCTGTTGGTTTTAATTTTATCCAGAATGCCATAGGCGTTAGCCCAGTGTCATTTGCTGTATAGTCTAGTATGCCGACAACCCGTCTACCATCGATTGGTAGAGCGAAAGTTGCACTCATCATCCTGTTAGGGATTTCTTTTCTCACCTTATTATTTTCCTTAATCAAAGTCATTTTTGTGTGCCTCGATAAACTGGTACAAACTAATATTTGTCTCCTTCACCTGCTGTATCTCTAACCACATTGTTTCAATTACACTGTATATATTATAGATAGTAACAAGATTTACAATACATAATCCTACTCCTATTCCTAAAACTGTCCACGTTAAAAAATCACTAGTGGACCATTCGAGCTTGATCTTGAAGTCTTTCATGTGCCTTCTCCTTTCTTTGATTAACCAATTCTAATTCTTTTATATACCATATACGCTTCATATCTGGGTCCTTAGCGGCCTCTCTGACACGTTGTAGGTTTTCTAATCGTTTAGCAAAACTATTCATATAGCCCTCCATGTTGATGGGTGTGGTATTAAACTCTCTGTTACCGCACCTGGTTTAGCAGTAATTATTACATCACCACTTATTGATACTCTTGGCACATCAGTCATGTTTACTTTTTGTGTTCCATGAAACAAATGACTTGGAAACACAATTAACATTCCTGGTGTACAACCATACGACATACTTTGAAAATTGTCATTATTCCATTCAGTAGATTCTGGCATGTAAAACCTTGTTTTTGGTTCATAAAAAGTCAAAGGTGAATGGTCCTCGTTTATTTGCACGTAATACACAAAACTAAACTGACTAGCTACGTGTTCGTGTGTAGCTATGTATTTGTTCTTTTCTGTGTATGTAGCCCATGACTTAGTAATAAAATAATTAGTGTCTTTATGTTTAAGTCCACCAAAAAATATACCTAATGTTTTTTCTATTTCAAAAAACAAATCATTAAAATCTTTGTGCGTATGTAGGTTGTCATTAATCTCTGATATGTCGGTTTTGTCAGATGTAAAAGAATGTTGCGTCTGTGTTTGTATATTAGTTGCAACAATCTTATCTTTTATCACCGGCAAAATTTTTTTGTTAATTTCAACGTGATTTTCTATAACATCAAAGGCCAATAAAGAGCCTAGTATTCTAGTTGTTTGCATACGCGGTCCTGTGCAGCCTCCATGTACATGTTTAACTTTAGATTGTTTCACCCGTCTTCATCCACCTGGGTTCTATGCCGCCTTCAACATTAACTCTACATTTATTAGCTGGCAACATAACCCAACCTTGGCTGTCACATTGTGGACAATTAACTTCATCTATGTCTTCGCCAAGTTTATCATGAACCCTAATATAGCCATTGCCCTTACAACGAGGGCAAATAGCTTTAACGTCGTGATTTCCCGTTAGATCTACCATTTTTCTTTTTTAATTCTTTCTCTATTAAAAATTCTATAACTTTCTGTACGCTTACAGGCACTTCAAACCTTTTTTCGGCCATACTCATTAACTTGTCGTGGGTGTCTGTCGACACCGATACTGATTTAAATTTACTTATATCAGGCATTTTGTTCTCCTTGTTGTATTATTATATGGGATTATATAGTGTCAATATTATAATTGACAAGACTTTATTTTAAAATATTATGTAAAAATCTTCTCACCTTCATATGTCGGTGGCTTTTTCTTAGCCGCCGGCATTTTTGTTGGTTTTCTGGGCTAATTTCTTTTAAGTGTGTAGACATCTTCAAGATAATTAAATATTACTTTACCGTTTACATGTTGTGTATGTTTTCTTTTACACGTCATGCATTGATAAACTCTTTTATCACTTTTAGTAATCAGCCTTACAAATGGAACGTATGCGTTACACCCATCACAAACCCCAAGAGTAATTTCTACTGGATCATCATCAGTGTATGTCACCCCAACTATCTCCTTTTTCGTAATCTACTTTGTTTGGGACTTGTAATTCAACCGCTTGCTCCATAATTTTAATAATTTTATCTGCATGTTGTACGCTCGATACTGAGATATCAAGTTCGTCATGAATTTGTACATGTGGTATTATTCCTTCCTGGTATAGTGCTAACATAGATTGTTTTGTCATGTCAGCAGCTGAACCTTGTATTAGTTTGTTTAATGCTTTGTATGTAAAAGCACGTTTAATCCCCGGTCCATGCTCCCTGAGTGCGTCTGCGTGTGGTAGTGGTTTCTTGATACCAAAACCATGCGGCTCCCAAAGATCAAAGTGACAGAGTCTGCCACCAATCGTTCTAATCTTACCAGAGTCATCGGCACGTCGCGCCACTGCTTCTGATAACATTTTTACAAAAGGCGCTCGCTGGTGATAAGTCTTTAATAATTTCTCAGCCGCGTCTTTCATAAGCCCTAGTTCTGCCATGAGTTTATTCTTACCCATGCCATACATAATACCTAAATTAATTGTCTTTGCTTGTTTACGATCTATGCCAGCCATGTCGGCAATCATTTGATGAAAGTCTGCGCTGCCGTCATTGTATGCATCTACAATCGTACCTGTGCCTTCTAATCGCATCAGTGATGCAAAGTGTACGAGTATACGTGGCTCTTGTTGACTGTAGTCAAAACAACCCCAGGTGTGATCGTCTTCCGGTATAAATATAGATCTAATCAGCGGTCCCAGCTCCTTGTGCCGTGCTGGTATCTGCTGCAGGTTCGGGTTACTATAACTAAATCTACCTGTAACCGTGCCGCCTTGGTCAGATCGTATCTGGTTTATGTCAGCGTGGATCCTGCCCCTGTGCTCATGTTTTAATATTGTTTCAATAAATGTTGTGTTGGCTTTGTTAATCTCTCGTGCATTGACAATTAACTTTGGCAACTCTGCTGGGTGTGTAGCCAAAAAGTTTTTTGTAAAACTTGGTACGCCTGTCTCTGTTCTGTCGTATGGTATTTTTAGTTTGTCAAATGCTTTGGCAATAGAAGCATTAGCCCATATCTCTATGTCAAAACCTGCAATCTTTTTTATGTCTTTGTGTAAATCTTTTTCTGTTTTAATCAAAGATTTCTTGATGCCGTTTGCAATGTCAAGATCTACACGTACACCTTTAAATTTCATATCAACCAAGCATGGAAACAAATTAGTTTCTAAATTAAATATGTCCCACAAATCTTGTTTTGATATTTCATGTTGCATTGCACCCCATAACTTTAATGTGATCTCTGCGTCCTTCTCTGCGTACTCACCTACAAATGGTGCCGGCAATCTCCACATCTCAGCCTTGGCATCTACGCCCCAATCCTTCGCTGCTTCTTGTAATAATCTTTCGTTCTTACCTGCGCCAACATAATCTTTTGCAACCGCATCTAACGTGTAACGAAATCTATTCTCATTTACTAATGATGCTGCAATCATAGTGTCAATGATGCCGCCGTTTATGTGAAAGCCAAGTGACCTGATCCACGATACATCATACATTGCATTGTGAAATATTTTTGTAGCTGTCGTGTGTAAAACTTCTTCAAACCAATCTAATACTAATGCGCGGTCCATGTTCCCACCGCCTTCGTGCGCTATTGGAAAATAACCGGACCATCCTTCAACTGCTACAGCTATACCTACTATCTCACCGTCTCCTCTAACAGAACCTGATCCCATTTTTATAAGGTTTGGATCTCGTGTCTCTAAATCTATTGCTATTTCTTTATGCTGACTTAAGTCAGGCAAATTTACTGGTGGCACCCACTCTGTCTCTGGTGTAAACAACGGTTGTTGTAATGTTCTCAACTGTAGTCTCTTTCGATTATCATATCGATAAAATGTTTCGCTTTCTCGAGGCTCTCTTTGCCTCCCTTATCTTGATGTCTAACTATATATTTTATAGCAGAACCTTCAGCAAATAACAACTTGTTTTTATTGATGAATTCGCTTGGTTGTATCTTGTATTTTTGATAGTGGTCGCCTCCGACCTGGTTGTCATAGGGGTTAGACATATTTACATTCTCCTGTTTCTACATTTACATTTAAAATTTTTACACCAATACTTTTTTGTATCGGCGTAAGTGATCTGTTAATTTTATAGCCATCTCTCTTTCTTCTGCATTCTGATTTTACATCTATTAGTATAACCTCATCTTCTTTTATTGCAACAAGATCGACCGGCCCTTGTTGTGACATATTTTTACAAACTAAATATCCTTGGTCCCACAACCACATTGCAGCTATGTATTCTGCTTTGTCACCTTTTACGTGTTCGTGAAATCTCAAATTATATATGCCCTATCATAGTTTTTTGGTTCTAGTATGTGTAAAGATTTTTTTGCTCTCGTTACCGCTACGTAAAACAACCTATGCAGCTCGTCTGGATCAATATCATTTTGATCGATAGCAGACTTAGTAACATCAGGAAGTAGTAAAACATTATCAGCCTCACCTCCTTTCGCTCCGTGTATTGTTGACAGTGTTATCCTTGGTGTCTGTGTAATCTTTTCTTTGTTTGCTAGCATGTTTCTTATGTAGTTCTCTGTCTCTGTATCTAAACCAGCAAACGCTTTGTACCAAACGTCGTCTGTTTGTAATCCGTGGTCCGCGCTACACTCTTCAATGTAATAACCCTCTTCGTTCTCATCAAAAGTTTTACCGGTGCGATAACCTTTGGTTACGTTTTCTCCCAGGTACGAATAAATATTTTTTATTGATGCAACAGGTAAAGTTGTTTCAATGGTTCTCCATTTTTCCCATGCTTGTATGGCTAACAATAAATCTAACTTGATAGAGTTTTTATGTTTGTGAGAAAAATACCAACCCTGCAACTCACATAAATCTTTTACATCATCTAAAAAATAATTTGCACTTGACAACACCAACCATTCTCCTTGTGACATATCAACTTGTGTTAAGTCAGAGTATCGTGTCAAATCACCCATCTCTTGTCGTGGTAAATAATCTTTGTCATATCTGTTTGATACGTTTTTAATTATTCGTTGTGATAATTCGTGTATGGGGCCACCAGGAATACGATACGATTGATTTAATGTATTGATGTCGTCTACTTCTTCTTTAAGAGCGATAAAAGAATCAACATCAGCACCAGCCCATTTAAATATAGCTTGATCATCGTCCCCTGCAATGTAGGTCTTGTCTGCTTTCGCCCATAAAGTCCGGACCATTCGCCACTGCAAAGGTGAGAGGTCCTGTGCCTCGTCAATAAATAATACGTCAAAAGATGGTGATACATCTTGTTCAACAAATTGTTCCAACATGTCATCGTAGTCTATAAGTCCTTTCTCTTTTTTATATCGTTTAAGTTCTTGATCTAACAAATATAATAAATCTCTCTCTATGTCCAGACCATGTCTGTTTTTATCGTATTGATCTAATACTGGTATCTCTTTAACTCTTGCTTGGTTTATTATTCTTAAATATTCATTATCAGAAGAAAAAACTCCGTTGTGGTCTTGCCAACTAGCAACTTTAATAGGTATGCCACACTTAATGCCAAAATCTCTGTAGTCAGCGGGCTTCATAACTCTTTCTTTTTTTACACCTAACATTCTAAATGCCAGTGAGTGCAGTGTTCTAAAATATGGTATGTCTTTTTGATCTAACATAAATTTTTCTTCTGCTCTGCGTGTAGCTTCCCATGCAGCTTTTTTTGTAAAAGAAAAATACCCTATCTTTTTTATGTCTGTGCCTGCACGTAAAAATTCTTCCACTAAATTTAATAGTGTTGTTGTTTTGCCTGTGCCTGGTGGACCTAAGATTATAGTTTTCATTTATTTTCCTGCCACAACCTAGAATTTAATCTAGAAAAAAATATGTCTTCTTCTTCTGTGTCATCTATTTCATACGCAAAAGCATGTGTATAATCTTCTTTCATAGCTTCATACCTATGATTACCATCAATTAATCTTCTTTCTTTACTCACAACCAAAGGACATAAAAGACCATTTTTTCTTATGTCATCTTTTAATTCACTAATAAAAAATTTATTAGTGTAAGACTGTGTTATTTGTAAAAAAAATAAATCAACTGTAACAATTCTTTTCGGAAACAATATTAATTTAGGAATTAAAATATTCATTAGAAAGGAGTTTCCTCATATTTTATGGGACTAATAGAAGGCGTCGTTTTTTTCATAGCCTTGATTTTTATTAAATGTGGGTTTTGATTTTTAACTTTTAACCTAACCTCTTTTTCAAAAATTTTATCTAGACTCTTCAATAAGTTACCTGTCTTAGTTTTATCTAGTTCCCAATTGTTTCGTTTACAAAAAGCAAAAAAATCATCCATTCTAAAATAACAAAAACTACCATCCTCATCTGTCCATGCCATCTTGCTCAGAATGTCGTCTCTTGTTCTTGCCTGTGTTCTGTTTACAGTAAACTCTTGCAATAAATGTATTAACATTTCTTTAGGGTCTAAAGATTTTAGAGGTTCTATCTCTTGCATAGTTGCAAACAAAGTCTTTAAATAAATTTCTCTCCAGTCTGGCCCTTTGGGTATGCTAGCAATGACCACTCCTGCTTTGTCCATTACTTCTATTGAAAATAAATTTGCATTGTGTAATTGTTCTTTAGTTAACTCTACTCTTTTGCCATCTACATCTAAAAAATACTGTGATGGTGTTGAACATATTTTTGACAACTGACCCAACTCTGGCATTTGTTCTTCATCATAACCAACACCAAATTTTTTAGTCCTACATTTTGCTGCGTTGCACACTCCACAAATAGGTTGGTCTTTACACCTGTAGTTTTCATATTGTTTTTTACCAACAGATTTTATAACTGTTTGCACTTCGTTATATGTTAGTGGTGGTGTCATATATTTTTGATTGTATTCACCAACTTTGTTTTCCCAATCATCAAAAGCTTTTTTACAAAACACAGCTATGTTAAATAATGCATTATTTCTTGATCCCTCACCAAAACCCTCTTCAGCCAATCTATTTAAACAAGGTGGGCCCTCTTTAAATGCTTCTTTATCTTGCACCTTTCCTTTTATTTTTATTGACTCTATTTGTTCTCGTGTCTGTACCCATTCATCATATATAGAATAGAATGATTCTAAACTAGCAGCATTGCCGCCAGCCTCAAATGTGTATCTTAATCCTCTGACTCCGCCGTGGTAAGGTAAATTTAAAAAGTTACCAGTGTCTCCCTTGTCCACATGTATAACAGTCTGTTTTGGAAAAATCTCACTACCTGCATAACCCAAAGCTTCTGACATCGCTTTGAGTTTTGACTGCATCAATGATGCAGGAATAAATTCTTTAGCAAATAAAAACAAATGTGCACCACCAGACTTTGATCTAAAAGTAACCAAAGGAAAATCTAATCCCTTTATATTTCTCATTAATGATATGTGATCTAAATTGTATTCATCTACATCAATACAACCCCATCTACATTCGTTGTTCTCGTTAATTGGAATAACACCTAAAGCAGGTTCTTTTCCTTCTAAGTGATCTACCCACAATTCTGTTGTTATTTTTTCTCTTTTTATAAAAGCTTTTGCTACAGCTTTGCCTTTGTCAGTCACTTCTCCGGTAAGTTTCATTATACCGTAAGCGCTGTTATTGCCCTCAAATATTTCTTTAAACTTCATTTCTTTGCTTTAGGTCTTCCTACAGCGCCACCCGCGTTGGGTCTCCAAGTAGGTTTACAAATATCGTTGCAATAGATTTTACTCTTTTGCCACTTTGTTATTTCGAATTTTTGATTGCACGTTGGGCATATCCTTGGTCTTGGCATTTAATTTTTTATTCCTTTCTTTTTTTTGTCTTACTGATTCCTTTAAACTTAATTCCCACAACTCATCTTGTTCTAGCCAATAGTCTTCAAAAGTTGTATAATGCGAAGGCCCGATAGAAGGGGGATTTTTCTTCGGGCCCTCTTCCATGATTAAAATGGTACGTCGTCCTTAGACTTCGTCTCACCTTCGCCATGTTTCGCCTCTACTGCTCCCGTAGATACACTAGAAGCAAACTGTTTCGCAGCCTCGTACATATTTTTATCTTGTACAGGGCCAACTAAAGACACATTCCAACCAAACCAAGTTCCCTTGTCATTTGATTGTTGTACTGTCTTTAAGCTGTACACGTGACTGTATGCAGCCGGTGTGAACAGACCATTCTTACCTTTAAGTTTGATGCTATTCATCATCGAGTTCCACGAACGACTCACTTTTAATTGTGTAGATTTCATGGATATCAATGCTGTTTGCAAATCTTCCGTCAACACAAAGTAAGACGCTGTGTTTTCTAGATAATTACCGTTAGGCAATCTATCTTTCCAATCAGCTCCTCTAGTGGCTTCTTTAATAATACCACTACTAACTGGATGGATAGCAACAGGAGCACTTGTGCCCTCGCCTCTATCACTCCACTCAACATACTCTCGCTTATAACCGCAAGGAATAATATTGAGTCCCTTCTCACCATCATATGTCTGCTTAGTCACGGTATTAAATATCATACCTGGTTCAGCGCCTTCTACATATTTGGCGTCCCGTTTATTTGTCTCGGGTGACAACTGTCCTAGCACACGTAGAAAAGGCATAGCAAAATCATCGCTACCCATTCCTTGCATACCACCAGCTTGGTCTTGTTCAAACATGCTAGCTAAAGCTACGCTTGAATTTTCTTTTTTAGTTACTTGGTTCATGGTTCATTCTCCTTGTTTCATGATTCATTTTTTCCGGCTAATTTTAGTTTGATCCTTTACAAATAAATTAAAAGAATCCGAGGGCATATCGAGGCCGGCCTCGATACGCTCTCTATAGAGAGCCTTCAAAGTCATCGGCTCAACTTTTGATTTTTGTTGAGGTTCAAACCCTTCTTGCTCTGCAAGGCCAAGCAATTGCTCTGCCTTGTTATCTTCGCCTTTACCGAACGTTACAAAAACTTCATTTTTAATGATGTCTTCTAGTCCGTTCTCTCGAAGCCATTGATAAGCTGCGTCAGCACCATCTTTTTTTATAGTACAGCTGTATGATTTTCTAACCTCTACAGCGCTTCCGTCAGCTAATTTCAGAGAAGATAGTCCCTGCTCTGCGAGCATATTGGGTATAATCTCTGATGAAATCTTGTCTGCTTGTTCTTTAATATCTTTTATATCTTTTTCTAA